ACTAGGAATATCTACACCTGATTGAGTGGGTATAGGAGTAGGGGCTTCTGCTTTCTTCCAGTACTCAACGCCTTTAGCGTATACACGGTCACCAATAACGGTTGCCTCTTCAGCCCCCTTAACAGCTTGACCTGTCTTTAAGTCAATAAACAAATGGTGAGCACCTGGATTTAAACCGACCTCAACTAAGTCACCACCTTCATCCAGTAGGTTTTTATCTGGTACGTAATCACCGTCAACTGACATAGCTGGGTATTTAGCTTTAGCTTCTGGTGTATCAATTTGTTTAATACGGGAAGCAATAGCCGTACGACCTTTTTGACTAACGTTGAAAGTAACATTTCTAACAGTAGCAAAAGGTAAGTACGACATAGCCTTACCGCTGAAGGAGCCTTTATGAAGTGTTTGTAGTTTGTCCAAACCTCTAGGCATATCAGGGATAGTAGAGTTTAGGTTAAGACGAACACCTACTCTAGTACCTTCAGGTACTGCAGCATTCATCAAAGCATTCGCTCTAGTGTTTCCTGCTGTAGCGTTCTTTGCTTTTTCTGCCATGTCAGCAGCAGTAGATGCGTCATACCCTTTTAGAAACTTACCATCCTGTAATGCTTCGTTAATACCAATCTCTAAAGGTTCAACAGCTTTCTTACGGATAGCACCAACACCAAATGCAGAAGTAGTGTTAGGATCAATCTCGTACTGCTTTACCTTATCAGCAATAGCCTTGACACCTTTACCACCATACTTGACAGCAATACCACCCATGAGCCACATAGCCGCTTCAGTTGCTGCAGAGTTACCAGCTTTACCTAGTTCCTCTTTGATGTAGTCATAGTCACGTTCATCTTCTGGTTTGTTATACTCAGAGATAACGTTAGCCATGTTAGAACCAGCCTCATAGAATGGAACCATCCATTCACCAGCATTGTCTAGGCCAGCAGTAATTTCTTCTTGAGAGACATTCTCTTTCAGGTAAGAACCAAACCCTTTGAAGTCTAGAGGTCCATCACCTCTGAAACCGGGTCTACGTGAGTACGGTGACTTTTTCGTAGTAGACATGGGTGGAGCCGCTAGATCAAGGTCTTTGTACTTAAACCCTTCAAACTCAGGGTCATTGATCTCTCTCATGACTTCACGTTCTGTATCAATAGAAGCTTGTCTTAGTTCGTCTGGATCAATCTCAACGTCAGGACTTCTGAATACTAAGTCATCCATTTGAGCAGCCATGCCGTATGTGTCACCACCTTCAGCAAAACCAAGACGTTTCTCTATAGCTCTCTCAGTATCCTCAGTAGGATAAAAGTCAAAACCTAATTGTCTGGCAATAAGAGATAACCCAGCAAAACCAGCCTTACCTAAAGACTTAGTTAGACTTGTTTCAGAGGTAGGTTCACCTGTAAGTGAATCATCTCTGTCATTGTAATCAGGATCGAACCCTTGTTCCATGAGTTCCTGACGATCCATCTCTAGGTCACTCTTAAAGTTATCAGCCATTTACTTTATCCCGTAAGCGAGTAAGAGAACGAAGAGCACGTACCTCACCTTGAAGTCTGTACAGTTCTTCTAGTTCTGCTCGTTGTTCTAATTGTTTGTGTGCGAACTGGATGCGTTCCTCTAGTTCTTTAAGAAGCGCATCCCAAGAGTCTTTATTGTTTACGACTAGCTTCAGGCTCATGCAGCACCTTGTTGACCAGTATTACCTGAGAAGCCCTGTTCTCCTGGCTGAGGTGCTGTTCCAGTCCCAATGTTTCCACCCCCTGCGCCAGTAGTATCCTGCACTCCTAGTGCCGCTCCTTGGCCCTGTGGTGAAGGAGGAGCTTGCACACCCTCTTGCTGTGGAGCAGCTTCAGGGTTCTGTGCTTGGAACTCTTTGAGTAGTTCCGCTTGTAGTCTAGCATCAGCCATTGAGTTGACAACCTTATCAGGATCAAGGTCCATAGACTTAGCGATCTCACGAATGATGTAGTCCATCTTAGCAAACGGTGCCAACGTTGGGTTCTGTGTGACTTGTAGGAACTGCATCAAACGCTGTGAGCGTACTTCGTTAGCCATCAAGCTTTCAGTACCTTGGGCTTTTACCTCTAGGTCACCTTTAATCTCTTCATCGAAGTCGAACTGCATGTTGAAGTTAAAGAAAGCTTTACCTAATGGTGAAAGCAGGTAGTCATCTACATTCTTAACCACGTTACGAATAGAACCGTTAGCAGCAGACATGAGCATAGAAATACCACTTGCAGTCCTACCCACACCCGATACGCCAGTTTGACCATGTGCAAAAGACGGGAAGCCAGTTGATTCATCTGCTAGTACCCTTGCCTTGTCGAACAACTGCATGTTCTCACCAGACACGTTAGGGAACTTAGTACCAAACAAAGCTTGTCCGGGTGCACCACCTTGTCTACGGAAGACTTTACCGGGGTACATAGATAGATCTTGACCAGGGACCAAGTTCGTTTCATCTACTTCAATAATAAGGTTTCCTGATAGAGCAGCGTTATCTACTGCCATACGCATGAAGCCATTCATCAAAGTTTGTGTGTCATCCATATTCTCTGCGATACCTACTCCAAAGAAGCTGTAAGGATTAACTTCGTAAGGTACGGCATAGTAAGGAAGGTAGGATGGAGTAAATGGATTAAGGACTAGACGTAGAACCTGACCGTTACAGATCCATGCGTTGACTGACACTTGGTCTAAGTCTTCCATGTCTTTTGGAATATCAACGTTCTGATTTTTTAGGATGTCAGTATCTACGTAACCCCAGAACTCTAAGACTTCAAAGCGTTCAGTGCGAGTTTCTTGTTCGTCATCTTCCATAGCTTGTTCCCACCACTCTTTTGTGTAGGACTCACCCATAGAGATTGCTGTATCAATAGCATTCACACGGAAGAAGGGTCTTTTCTTTAGTGCTCTGATTTGAGTACGAGACATCTTGTGACGCTCGATGATGTACTCTGCGTCATCCATATTAGATGCGTCAGGATCAGGATAGAAGTTCCAAATAGAAACAGAAGAACATCTTGGCATAGTCTTGATGATAGGTGTGTATTCACCCTCTTCTGACCAGTTAGGATATTCTTTATCTACTGCAAACGGCCCCTTCATAATCCCTGTACCAAACAAGGCGCACTCAAAGGCTGCTGTACGCAGTTCCTTACGAGCATTTGATTCCTCCAGTTGGTCATGGATTTTCTTTTCCATCTTCTTAGCTGCCACCATAGCAGGATGGAAGGTGATCTGTGTGGGTGATTGTGCTTCACCTTCTTTTAGATCTTCTTGGAAAGGAGCTAGTTTATTCTTTAGGCCAGCTAGTCTCTCTTGGAAGTCAATAAGAGTCTCACCTGGTTGAATTGTTGGTGCCTCATCAGGAGCCATGATAGGAGCTTGTTGCTCATTCATTTTCTTAACTGAATCTTCAGTCTCTAAATGAACAGCTTCTGAAACACCCTCAGGTAAAGTTGTTGGGTCAATGCTGATAGGAAACTTGTTAGCTCCAAACAACACTTCTACGATCTGACCGTAAGCTGCTAGAACTTTAGTCTTAGTTACTTTAACAAATACTCTGGACTTCTCAGAAGAAGTAAACTGAACGTCTGGGCCATAAAGACCTCTATAGTTTCTATAAGATGTAATCCAACGCTGTTCTTCACCGTGTCTAGCAGTTTCAGCTTTATTGAAACGTTCTTTGATGTAAGCTACGACAGAACCAACCATAGGGTCATCTGAAGTATCTTCTTCTGTGTCTTCAATGTAAGATACTTCTGCATCTTCCATGTACACTTCATCAGCTAGGATGTCATCTTCTTCCATAGTTGTTCCTTAATATCCAAACGTTGAGTCTGCTGCTTGAAAACCAGTTCTTTGAGTACTACCATCATAGTCAAATAGATTACTTCGAGGTCTTGTCATAATACCGTATCTAAGAGCATCGTAGATGTGGTCTTCAGATTTAGTGTCAACATCCTCTGGGTTGTTTTTATCTAGAGGTATAGAAGGCAGCTGAGAGATAGTGTTATAACAATTGTTAAAGAATACTATTCTAGGTTCTTCTGTAAACTCGTCTAGTTGTAGTCTTCTATGCAGTTCGTTCTTACCAGCTACACGTGAACCTTTTGATCTATCTGCTGGCCTCCAACGACAACCCCTTACGATCATCTGTTCTGCCAAACTAGGACCAGTATCACCACGCTTATGCCAAAGAGAACTGTCGAGCACACCATACCTTATTTTCTCTTCTGATTCAAGCTCTAATATCATATCAGCGAGATCAGTTGCTAAAACTTTACTGACGTATAGTTCTCTATATACGATAAGTTGCTCATCAGGCGCAACGGCAATCCAAAGAACAGCACTATAAGAACCATAGCCATAGTCAGCAGCTCTAAATCTAGGCCAGTTGTGAGGAATGTCATAAGGCTCTACCACATGAATTTTACGGTTAAATTCAGGGAAGGCTGCTCCCTCGTTAATGTCCCAATCGCCCTCAAGTAACTGTCTTCTTTGATGCTCAGGTAAAGACAGTAGGTTGGCTTCGTACATACCGTCATCAGACAGGTAAGGGTTATCAAACAGAGTTGCAGGGATGAACTTCCTTTTAAATAGAGGTTCACCCTCTCTGCTATGACCTTTAGGCCAACAGATAACTTCACCGTCTTGATCTGTAGCCCAGAAAGGTTTGTTAGGTGTCTGGGGATCAATAAATGTTTTCTTAACCCAGTAATGACCGGGACCACCGGGGTTGCTTGTAGCTCTCATGTAGAGAGGCAGCCCACTAGCTTTTGTAGAACGTAGACGTGAACGCATGTAGTTCCAAGCGTAGTCTGTAGGCCATTGGGTAAGTTCGTCGAAACCTATCCAGTTAAATGCCTGACCCTGATATCTCATAACGTCATCGTCACGGTCAAGGTAAGACATCCAGAGTGTTGCGCCACTAGGGGCTACCCACGTCTTGTCTCGTTCCATAAACTTAATACCGGGGATAGCTCTCGGGTAAAGCTGCTTAGATACCGATATAAGTTCTCTTAGTTCTTCTGTACTTCTACGTACAATAAGCATTCTAGCATTTGGGTTATTCAGATAGCGAACAGGGTCAGCTACTAGACTGTATGACTTACCACCACCTGCTGCCCCACCGTATAGAACCTCTTGTTCTGTAGCCGCTAGGAACGAAGTCTGTGGGCCTGGGTTAGGCTCAAAGATAATATCTCTCTGAGCTTGCTCAACGTCAATCTCCGCTGGCTTCGGAATCGCTGGTGTCTGACCAGTTGTCTCCAAAGATTCGCTTGGTACTTCTACCACCAAGTCTTTCTTTTTCGATCTTCTCCGCTTTCCTTGCCGCTTCTTTATATTTCCGGGCATACTGGCGGTAGTTGGACGAGGCCCGTCTGCGCTTCTCTTCGATCCTGACACGTTTGTCTAACCCTACATGTGATATATACCTACCTGATTCTTTAGACAACCATTTAGCTACTTGCCTTAAGCTGTACTCTTGTAGGAATAGTTTTGCTTTTTCTAAAAGTTCTAATTCTTCTGGGATGGGTATAAGTAGATCAGGATCTTCTTCGTCCTGCTCGTAACCAAATGGTACGTGTCTTCCAACTCTGATAATAGGATACCACTCTCCGTTCTCTCCTCTAAGTGGTACTGACCAGTCTACCTTTGCTGGGTGTTTAGCTTCTGACGCTCTATAGGTTTTAGTCTTCGGCATCTTTAGAAGGTAAAATGAATAGAGGCTCTGCTGACTTAACCTCTACCTTTTCTGTTTTAGTGAAACCTGCTCGATCCAAGATGTCCTTAGCAGCCATCATTTTTTCTTTGACACCTAAGTCTGTTGGATCAGCCATTACACTGAACATAGTATACGCAGCCTTGGTGGAAGACTGAGCAATAAATCTTTTAGTTAGTTCTACGATCTCGTCTTGAATAGGCTCAACGACTTGCTTGGTAGCCACGCCGTCAGAGTATCCTGCAAGCTTCTTAGCTTTAACAGGATCTCCTCTAGCTTCATCAAACAAAACCTCTAAGAACTTCTGTTGTTTTTCAGTTAGCTGTCTTGCCATTATAAACTACATCTCTTATCTGACCACGCCCGATACCAAGGTCACTTAGCTCTCTGTCAGATAGACGACCCAATTGCATCATCGCAATTCTACGGTCTGCTTCTGCCTGACGTGACTCTTGCAAACGTACTAAAACTCTTTTTAACCATTTAAGCATAATCTTAATCTCCAGTTTGATATTGTGCGTGTTGGCTAGGATACCAACTGGAGACTAGTTTTACACATATAGTTATATCATACTACTGCTAATATTGCAACCCCGTTATGTCCTATTCGGGTTATAGAACTCTCTTACTGAGATAGTAACATCAAAAGTACCACCATCTTTCGAGCAAACAATCTTGTCACCTGAATGAAGGTAGAAACGATTAGATGTAATTAAGTGATAGCTATCGTGACCAGATACAGAATGTTCTTTGGCTAACTGGTGGTACGTAGTATCATCTAAATGGTAAAACTCAATAGTAATCTTTTGATTAGAATTACCGCCATTAGATGCACAAAGGTACTCAATTACTGCGTCATGGTTAGCTGGGCATGTATAAAGTTCGTTAGCACTAGACCCTGCGGATGTAGCAGTGACGGTAATACTTTCTGATACAGTTTTGTAAGCTATATCTACCATTTACTTTTTCTTTTTCTGAGTAATCTTCTTTTTCACTTTAGTGGTCCAAGCTTCATTCTCTGGAGTAGTAGGGTCATCCTTTACGTAATGACCCTTAGAGTTTCTTGCTCGTACCTTCTCAGTGTTTTCAGATAGCCAGTCCAAGACGGATTGCTCTTTAGTATCCCACTGACCGTGGATCTTCTGAGCCATCACATCTCCTCTGGAATTGACTATCTTATCTTCACCTTCGAATCTGTACATTAGTATTTACCTTCCACTCCGAACTTCTTCTTGTGTTGAGTAACAGACTCTTCTTTGTATCGAGTCGTGTACTTATTGCCTTTCCAAGTGAAGGTAGCGTTACCAGCTTTACGGTTTCGAGCGAATGCCTTACCGAAAGATTCGTTGGTTACTGGACCTGCTGCAGGACGCTTCGCTGGCTTACCACGTTTACTTGGTCCCTGTTGCTTCTTAGGAGCCTTAGGAGAAGTACGTGTTGATGGTCCACGCTTAGTTGTATCTCTGATTGAATCCTTATCAATCTCTGGAGCCTCTGGACGTACTGAGTCACGCAGCAATGCTGGGGCTGAACCCTTAGGCTTCGGAGGCATATTAGGACGCTCACGTACCATGTTCTTAGGCATTAGTGGTGGCTTACCTCTACCTTTACCACGACCACCTGTGTAACGAGAACCTGAAGTAGACACAGCAGGTGCTTTAGTCTTTGGCTTTGGTTTAGCTGGGGCAGTCGTTTCTGGCTTAGTTTTAGACGGTGTCTTAGCTGGTTCCTTAGGTTTAGCTGGTGTAGTCGTCTTAGGACGTGCTGCTGGTGGCTGTGGTTTAGTAAACTTACCAGAAGAAGACTTAGGGTTAGGTAGTGACGGTGCTTTCTTAACAGTTGCACTCTCAGGTACTTTGTTCTTTGGTACTCTCTTACCACCTTGTTTAACCAGATCGTCAGCAATAGACTTGGAGTTAGTCCCCATGAATTGCTTACCAACTTTAACAATAAATTTAAAGATTTGTCCTGCAGCCATTTTTATGATCCTCTTTTCTGGGTGCCTGGGACAGATGCACCACAATTAGCTTGGATCATTCCACCAGCCTTGTAGCCCATCTTTTTCCTTGCCATACCGCCGCCCATATAGGCCGCTTTCTTCATGCCACCTTTTGAGTAACCCATCTTCTTGGCTACCTCTGGTGCTTCTTTCTTGAGGGCTTTCATCCCTGCGTTCATTGGTTTCTTCATAACCGCTGTTCCTTTGTTTGCTCTAAATGGTTTTACTTTTTCTGCGATCTTTTTAGGTTGAGCCACAAACTGCTTACCTGCCTTAGTGCCTTCTCGCTTTGCTCTTGTAGTTGCTGCGTATTCAGCATCGCTAAGAGAAGCAATAGCCTTAGAAGGTAAGTACCTCTCACCAGTCTTAGCACTAGGCTTGCCACTCTTTGTGCGCCACTTTTGCTTTGTCCATTTCTTTAAGGACTTCTGGGGAGCCTTCATGATGTGTACCCCCCGCCCTTTGCTTTATACTGCTTTGCAACCATCTGCGCTTTTCTCGCTGACCATTGCCCAGGTTTGCCACCTTTTGAACCCGCCTTGACCTGTTGGACAAGCTTACGGCGCATAGTGGGTTTTGTGTAGTTACCAGCAGCATTGATGTTATCTCCACCCTTAGACATACGCACAGGTTTCTTAGCAGGAGGTTTCTTTTTGGCTGCTGCTTTCTTTTTAGAGATTGCTACAGCAGCTTGCTGTGCTCTGGACTTATAGGGCATTATACACTATCACCTTCAACTTTGTGGCAGTGGGGAGTAGCGTAGGCACCGCCTTGTCTTATTGTATCTGCTACTTGTCCTGCTTCTTCTAGACAAGCTTGCTCAGTGTAGAAGGGTTCTGGTTTAGCTATGATCTTACAGGACAGAGCCATAGGGTCAAAGCAAACTAGTAAGATCCCGATCCACATTACATGTCTTCTTCCAAGCCCATATCTTTACATTCCCATGCTTGGCAGGAAGCATCTTGAGAACACATAAACTTGAACTTAATACAGGCACCCATCCCTGATTCACCATTTAGAGCCTTTAGGGTTCTAGCTCTGTTATCGAAGTAATCGCAATTGCCACACTTCTTGAGTTCAGCGTATTCGACTTCCTTGTCCCAAGCCTTCGCTAACTCCTCTGCAGACTTACCGTACATCCAGTACTCTTCTGCACGTTTCTTATTCTTTGGGTCTACTTCTGGTGTAGCCCCTAGCATTAAGCCTACTTTCATCATGATCCTTTTACCCACTTCTTAGAGCTTGATTTAGTTTTAGAGGGACTCCACTTAACCTTATCAGCCCAATAAGCAGCAGACAGTTTACCCTTCTTGATGTTCTTCGAGTGTCTAGACTTAAAGGCTTCTCTTTGCCCAGCAGTCTGATTCGTCTTAACGCCTTGCTGCCCGAAGCGGATAAGCTTGTATCTACCACCTTCAGAGGCCATAACAACATGAGACTTAGTAGGGTGTTTAGGGGTTCTCTTAGGTTTATTAACACCTGAGAGTCCTTCCCTTTCCATTACTGCTTTTACTCGTGCTGGTATTGCCATGCTATCCAATCTGTGAGGGGAACGAGGACGGTTCTCTGTTTACCCCCACTAGTCTATTATTAAGTTCGTTAGTTTAAAAACCTATACCGCCAAATTATACCATCAGTTCAAAATGCGGACCATCAATGAAAGGTCTACGCCCTTGAGATCTCCGCAGATCAATGTACTCATTCATAGCATCTTCCATAGTACCTACATACTTAGTGATGTCACCTACTGACCAGGCTGCACCCCACTTGATAGCACAACCCACTTCGTTGGCTGCCTCTGCCATTGCATCCGCTATGTTATCATAGACGTTAATTTCCCAGACCACATCCGAACCATCATACGCTACAAGGTCTACCGCATGTGAATACCCGCTGTCTTGAATCAAATGCTTAGACTTCATAGTCTGAGATCTACCAGAAGCATATAGCTTCTCTTGCTCTGCTAGGGTTCTGACCCCATAGGTCACTCCGAAGTCCACCTTAGTCAACTCGATAGCTCTCTTCACAGTTGCTACCATATCAGGATGCACACCTTCTAGCTTACCTAAAGATCTATTGCTTAGTTTAAATGCCACGATCATCTTTCCCTTTTTTAAATGGTAGAGAGACTAAATTATATAAGCCTAAACCTATCTGTGTAGGTGTTGGTAGCAGCCAACCTAGTATCAACAATAACATAACCCAGACAGGTATATTCGTATTGGATATCCGCAGGTCTTCTACTGATCCAGTCTCTACCTCTTTGAGAGTCTCAGTCGTAATAACATCTCTACCAGCATTATTACTCTGTTCTTCTTCGTAGGTAACTACTGCTTGTTTATTCTCTTTGCCTATCTGAGCATTAGAGTTTACTGTTGGTCCACCACCGCCACTAAAGAATGGTAACCCAGTCAATCCACAACTAGATAATAATAGGATCAGGCATAGACTACTTAGAACTCTTACCATTTTCTTTACCCATCCAAATGCCGAAGCAACCTGTAAGAGCACCCATACAGACTGATACCAATCCTGCTTGCGCATTTGAAGGATCTGGTAGAGCCATAAACCAGTGGACAGCCTGGTAAGTCAGAATGGTAACCGCTAACATCATTAACCTTGGTAAGACCTTC